ATATTATGTTATTCACAATCAAAACTTGCCGTTCCAAATGCATTTACACCAAATAATGATAATGTGAATGATAGATTCAAAATCGTGAATTTAACATCAGAGAAAATATTAGATTTCTGCGTGTTTAACCGTTCTGGTAGATTGATATATCGATCAACAGATAATTCTGGTTGGGATGGCTCCTATAATGGTATTCTTCAAGATATGGGTTCATATTACTATCAAATCCGATATACATCTAATGATAGTTTATATATGTTAAAAGGTAATGTAATTCTAATACGATAAATAAAAATATAACGATAATATATCAAAGTCCTTTATGATGGAAGAAAATATAAAATTTGGTGGCGGTTCATGGACATGCAAAAATGTGGTATGACTATATATAGTTCGAGCATAATTCACGATTGTAAACCTTTATTTAAAAATGAAAATATGGAAACATTTAATTATGAGTATGATCCTAATATGGAAAGATACATTTCAAGATTAGTTAAGGAATGGAAGGAACATAAAAAAATTATTTTATGCGTTGACTTTGACGATCAAGGGTAGAATTTTGTCCTTTTCCCATATATTTATTGTTATGAAAGCAATATATGGAATAGTAAACAAAATCAACGGTCATAAATATGTGGGATCGGCTGTAAACTTTTATAAACGTAAAACAATACATTTACGACAATTAAAAAAAGAAATACACCATTCCGACTATCTGCAAAGAGCCTGGACTAAATATGGTGAGGATAATTTTGAATTTATCATACTTGAAAAGGTCGATAAAAAAGAGGATTTATTGATTCGTGAACAATGGTGGATCGATAACTCAAACAGCGAATATAATGTTTGTAAAGTTGCTGGCAGTTCGTTAGGCGTTAAACGTAGTGATGAAACAAAGGAAAAATGTCGATTGGCACATCTTGGTGAAAAACACCCAGAATGGCGAAGAAAATTAAAATCCGAAGCACAAGGTGGTGAGAAACATTGGCAGTATGGTAAAAAAATGCCAGATGAAGTTAAACAAAAAAAATCGGAAAGTATGAAAAAGTTTTTTAAAACAAACACACATCCAATGAAAGGTAAAAAAAGTACTTTAACTGAACAAAGCAAAGAATCAATGATTGATAAATTATCAATACCAATTCAACAATATACTAAAGAAGGTGAATATATACGAGATTGGAAAAGTGCAAAAGAGGCTGGAACTGAATTAAATATATTTCCCACAAACATTACAACTTGTTTGAAGGGTAAAGTTAAAACCGCTGGAAAATTTATTTGGAAATATAAAAATTAATACTATGGAAAATTTTAACTATGAATATCATCCGAATATGGAAAGGTATATTGTAAGGCTTGTTAAGGAATGGAAGGAACATAAAAAAATCTTGTTGGCGATTGACTTTGACGATACACTTTCACCCTGGAAATTTGATGACTTTAACTATGAAGAAGTATTCAAATTGGTTAGGGAAGCTAAGGAACTTGGTGCTTATATTGTAATTTTTACTGCATGTAAGCCAGATAGATATGATTACATTAAAGATTATTGTTTAACTAAAGGTGGGTTTGAGATTGATGGTGTTAATGAAAACGTTATTGAATTACCATATGGTAATAATAGAAAAATATATTATAACCATTTGTTGGATGATCGTACAGCATTGTTACCTGCAATGGCAATATTATCCATTGCCATGATGCGTGTCAAGACTGATGGTAAAAATGGCGGTGATGATTTTGATGTTTAAAAAAAAATCAATAAAAAGTTTGTAATTTTAAAATAGATTTGTATCTTTACATTCTAAAACAAAAAATAAATATGTTTAAACCTTGTAGTTTATATTATGTAGATGGCTATAAAACAGCGCACAAAGCAATGTTAGCCCCAGGTACAACAAGATTGTACGGCACATGGATTCCACGTAGCGTTAAATATGCTCCAGGTGGTATCAAAAAAATTGTATCATTTGGTCAACAATTACTTGTTCGTTGGCTACATGACGAGTTCACAGAACATTTCTTTAGCCAACCAAAAGATATCGCTATTAAATTTGGTAAAGACATGTCAATGTATCTTGGAATGGATTATGATGCTTCACACTTCGAAGCTCTTCATGATGTTGGTTATTTACCAATTCGAATCAAATCATTACCAGAAGGTATTGAAACATTACCTAATATACCACACATGACATTCATCAATACAATTGATGGTTTTGCATGGTTAACTTTATATTTGGAAACAATCATTTCATCATTGGCTTGGAAACCATCAACATCAGCAACTATTGCCTTACAATATCGCAGGAATTTAGTTAATTGGGTTATGAAAACAGATCCAGCTAACGCATGGTTAATTCCTTTCCTTGCTCATGATTTCTCTGCTCGTGGTTTATCTCCTTGGGATATGTTATCAAGTGGTTTAGGACATGCTACTTCATTTAGAGGTTCTGATACAATTATTTGCATCCCAGGCGCTCGTTATTTTTATGATGAACCTGAAAATGAAGTTTTTATCAATTCAGTAAACGCAAGCGAACATTCAGTTAGTTGTACTAAGATTTTTACAGTTGGTGAACAACAAATGATTGCCGATTGGTTGCAGATATTCCCTAAAGGTATTCTTTCCATTGTGTCAGATACATTTGATTTGTGGGAGTTGATTACCGAATACTTACCAGCAAACAAAGAAGCTATTATGGCTCGTGATGGTAAGTTGGTTATTCGTCCTGACTCAGGTGATCCAGTAGATATTATCTGTGGTTCATTTTTACAAAGTGACCGAGATTTATCGGAAAACAAAAATGAAATTTGGACAAGTGAAGAAAAAGGTGTAATCGAATTACTTTGGGAAATCTTCGGTGGTACAGTTAACGAACAAGGTTACAAAGTTCTTGACCCACACATTGGTGCCATTTACGGTGATTCAATCACATTGGATCGTCAGATTAAAATCTATGAAAGGTTAGCCGCTAAAGGTTTTGCTTCTACTAATATTGTACTTGGTGTTGGTTCATTCACATACCAATATAATACTCGTGATACTTTAGGTTTTGCCGCTAAAGGCGCTTGGTTTGAAGTATTGCAAGATGCAACTTCACATCCTGACGAAAGCGTATTCCAAATTCGTCAATCATATGACATCTACAAAGAACCAGTAACTGATAGGGATGCTTCTGGTAAGAGCACCAAAAAATCACTTAAAGGTAGGGTTTGTGTTACTAAAGATTATGATGGTGAATATATTGTAAATACACAATGTACTCCAGAAATGGAAGCCGCTGGAATTCTACAAACCATTTACGAAGATGGTAAATTCTATAACCAAACGACTTTAACCGAGATTCGTAAAAAACTTGAAGAAATATGTTAACCAACCAGATAATTATTAATATATTATTGATAATTTTTATACATTGGTTTGCTGACTTTTTTTGTCAGACTTCATGGCAAGCTGAAAATAAGAGCAAAAGGTTTGATGCATTAACATTTCATGTGTTAACCTATGCTCTTATTACAGCAGGTTTCTGGTGGTATGTATTTAAATTATCATTTGCACCAACGGTTTTATTTGTATTTACAATTACCTTTTTTGCACATGGTTTAACGGATTTCGTTACCAGTAGAATAACCAGTCCATTATTCGCATCAAAAAATTATCATTGGGCATTCGTAGTCATTGGTATAGATCAATGTCTACATTATTTACAGTTATTTTTAACAGCACAATATTTACATATATAATTGATACAATTATTAAATTCATAAAAAAAAATCTATGTCAAACACAATTACATCTCTTTTGATTATTTCGCCAATTGTATTATCGGTTCTTATTATTCTTATTATTATGATAAGAAAATTACAAAAAAATGATGATATAGAAAAAAACCATCATCATGAACCAGAATCAATAAACTCACAAACGGATTCATTTAAAATGTATGAACCAGTGCCACCGACACAACCTAAATTAAATGATCATATCCAAGAATTAAATAAAAAGGGGATTTATTTTGAAAATGAAAAACCGATGATTGATGAAGATGACGATGTTGATGTTGTAACACCTTTAGTTATGGCCGCAGATATTATCATGAGTAGTCAATCTGATGATTTTGTTCAAGATAATACAGATCCTATTGTACAGGACAATACAGATACTTTCGTTCAGGATAATACTGTACCAATGTCTGATACAACATTTACACCTTCTGACCCAGGTTCTACACAACAATCTTGGATTGATTCATCACCATCTTATGATAACTCTCCTTCTTACGATAGCAGTCCTTCTTATGACAATAGTTCATCATATGATAGTAGTTCCTCTTCTTCCTCATATGACAGCAGTTCATCTTCTTCATATGACAGTAGTTCATCATCATCATCATTTGATTCTGGCGGTAGCTGGTAATAACATAAATAATTTAAATGAATACCCTCAGAAAAAAAAACTGGGGGTATTTTTGTTTTTCTGAAATTAATTTTATATCTTTGTTTAAAATTAATGATTATGAAATGGGGTAAAGACGGACAATACGATTCGCTTGAAGAATATTTTGAGAGTGATGAAGGTAAAGAGTCCTTAAAAGAATTTGGTTTAAATGAAGAACGTAAAAAAGGCAATCGTGAAAGAGTTAAAAAGTTCTTTAATGGTAATCAAGAATTATTTGACCAATTAATGATTAATATTGAAAAACGTCACGATGACCGTTGGGATAATGTTTGCTATAAACAAGGTTGTGAACCATATCCGTGGGAAATTTTATACGCTGTATTTAACCTGGCTGAGGCTGAGGGTACAGAGTTAACAAAACCACTGGATAGTTTAACAAATAATTGGCCATCAGACATCTATGAATATATGGGTTGGCAATTTGCAATTACTCACGGTCAAGGAAGTGTAATGTCAGTTTATCACAATAAAATATTAAAATTCAGAATATGAGAAGTTATCCAGATTTAAACAATAAATACGATCAGAAAGATCTCGAACTATTGAAAGCCAAAGAATGGCAACTTGAATTACTAAAGAAAAATCCAGACTATCCTTATTGGGGTAACCATGAGGATTATATGATAGGTGAGAATAAGGGTTGGGGTTCACCACAGGAATTGGAAACATTTGCTGAACATTGGAACCTCGATGATTACAATGAAATTGTAAACTTCTATTTTGAGATTTACCGTGAAAATCACGAATGTCCTCATTGTGATGGTGAGGCATTAAATCCAGCCACAAAACGAATATCCGATGATTGGTATGACTTTGGAAATACTGGTCGAAAGTGGTCAGATAAAATTACTCAAGATGAAGTTTATGAACTTTTGAAACGCAAAAGATTAGGTGATTTTACTGATTATAATGGTTATTATGATGAGGATTTACAAAAGTGGTTAGGTTGGGTTGATGGTGAGAAAGTTGAAATTGCTCCCCCAACTCCAGAACAAATACCTTCGGTTGAAACGATTAATCAAGCCCAGCATGGCCGTGGATTTGGTCACGATGCTATTAATAAATGGATATGTGTTGAAACAAGGGCAAAACGTCTTGGTGTATATGGTCATTGTGAACATTGCGATGGTGGTCACATCTATGATGAACCAGAGGCAAGGGTAGCTTTGCAACTTTGGGTTCTTCACCCAAGGAAGGGAGCATCACGTGGTGTCTACATTAAAAATATAGAAGAACATGAGGTTCCACAGGTTTTAGCTTACCTAAAAGAAGCTGCTGAACGAAATGCTGATAGATTTTCAAAATTATAAATAAAATATGAAAAAGTTTTTACTATTATTATTGATTCCGACTTTGGGTTATGGTCAAATTAATTATAGCCTTGATAATAACATTACTGGAACATATGCAACCACAAAGGTTGGTGATCAACCAGCATTAATGATTAATGGATCAAATCATTTTGATTGTGGTAATTTTGTTTTGGATATCAATCCGTACTATTCATTGAAATATACTGGAACCAAACAAATTGACAATGAGTTTTTAACCAGAGAAGATATTGGTTACAAAGAAAAAGATATAACCGTATTCGCCTATCATGAATATAACTCATCATTGATTCGTTCAATATCATCAGATAATTGGATTGGTTTGGGTGTGGGTAAAAAGTATGTTTTCAGTGATAAATTATTCCTTGCTTTATCTTATTGTTCTGTTTATGAATATAGAAGATATTCTGAATTGAGTTTACAAACAATATTAAGAAATTCATTCAGAGCAAAATTAAAATTGACATACCCAGCTGTTGCTTTTTCATTCGAATATTACTACCAACCAAGTGTAAATGATATGAATGATTATAATATGTTTGGTTCATCATCAATTTCATTATTTCCAGGAAAAACCATTTCCTTTGTTGCACAAAATACTTATAATTTCATAAGCACAGATAAAGTCAAAACAATCCAATCCACATCATTTGGATTCAAAATAAAGGTTAAAAGCAAAAACGAAAAGTCATGATGATGCGTTATTATAACTTCCACAGAGATACTGCCAGCAAGCTCCATGAAGAAGTTAATCAAAAATATGATAAAACCTTACCATATGTACATCATTTGGATATGGTTGTCTATGTATGTAGGCAATTCAAACATCTCATACCACAAAATGAATATTTTGATGTTGAAACTGGTTGTTATTTCCATGATGCAATAGAAGATGCAAGGGTAACATATAATGATATTATGGATATAACCAATAGTGAAAAGGTTGCTGAGTATGTTTATGCTGTTACCAACGAAAAAGGTAAGAATAGGTTTGAAAGGGCAAATGCCAAATATTATGAAGGTATCAGAAATCTACCTTATGCTACTTATATAAAATTGTGTGATCGTATTGCAAATATGCAATATTCCAAAAATAATGGTTCATCTATGCATAAAAAATATGTGTTAGAATACCCACATTTCAAGGATTCTTTATATGATGAAACATATAAAGAAATGTTTGAATACATTGAAAATAATTTACTATGAAAATTTTTAAAATATCAATACTATCTGTCATATTACTAATAATTGTTATATACATTTGGTTATATCAAAAGAATGATACGATGTTGATGAAGCATTGGATCGAATTATTTGTAATTG